CCTGCTCCAATTCCTGTGCGATCACACCGAGTTGCTTGTGTGTGGGGTCGGCTTTAAAGCGGTAGTTCACCACCCGAACTTGCATCAGGTCATCCAGCTTGGGGCTGGCGTCGGTGATGTTTTCTTTCAGCTTGGCATCAGAAAACGCGCCGTAGCTGTTGTTGGCGTTTTGCAGGTTCCCGTTACCAAGGATGTATGCCTTTGCGCCCACGCCTGACGTTACGCATTGCAAAAAGTACGACGATGCGTTGTTCGTGTTTGACCCCAACGCAAAATAACCAGCGGTGTCGCCACTTACGTTATTGGCGTTGGTCAGATGAAATTTCCCGCTGGCGCTCGTCGCACCCACCAACAGGTTGCCCGATGCGTCGATGCGGGCGCGTTCGATGTTGGCTGCTTGGAAACGAAGTACCGCCGTGCCACCTGTGCTGTATGTTGCGTTTAAGTACGATCCGTTTGCGTCAGCGCCGGCTACAAGCCGATTTTGGCGGGTCGGATCTGTTTCATTAAGAGTCAGTCCTCCGCCGCTACCAGCGCTCGTTGCAATGTCTCCGTTAGCCTCTAGTTTTGCTCCCGGAGAAGTCGTCCCCACCCCCAAGTTCCCGCCCGCACTAAGCGTCATCGTCTGCGTGAAACTAATCGGGTTGCCTGCTGTGCCGCCGGGGGCTGTGAACCAAGCGTGGGTGCCCAATGATTGCTCGTAATAGCTGGCTTCGGCTGAATGTATGTACTTCCAGCCTGCGCTGTAGTAGGCCCTTGACGATAGCCAAGATTGAGTTATCGCGTTTGCATTTGTTCGCGCGGCCCCAGCACCAAGCTGAATGGATTTAAATCCGGTACCCCACGCATTTGGAGTAGTGCCGATGCCAAGGTTGCCAGCCGCGTCCTTCACGACCTGCCCAGAACCCAGATTGACCACGCCCGTGCCGCCTGTGAGCGTGCCTGTGTAGCTGGGGTTGGCAGCGGTCAAAAACTGATCAGTGGTGACTTTCTTTGTCACACCACCCTGAACCAGTGGGATTGTTTCTGCGCCCGTCAGTGTGCTTGCTGCGGGAAGTGCTGAGATTTTTGTGCTGGCCATGAATTACTCCAGAGTGATGTAGTCGCCGGACTCGGTGATGAGCTCATCGCCAGCCTCAGTCAGGATGTTGATTGCGCGTTGAACCGCACTCAGCGTGTTAATGGCCGTCAGGCTCAATCCGAATCCAAAGACCATGCAACACCCATGAAGTTGATTAGAAAATAGCTACGAGGTTGCTAGCAGTAGTTCCAGTGCTGAACACTCGGCGAACCCGAACGGGTAACGTGGACCCACTAGGAGCCTCTGTAAATGTGACTGTCGAGCCTTGTGCAGTGGTGACTTTTACGTTACCGCCCACACCCACGTACACGACCGAGAATTGGGCCAAGTCAGCGGAGTCACTTAATGTGACAGCCGACGCATCCTCTGGATACATCGGGTAGGTTGGAGAAGGAGAGGTTTTGGCCATGTCAGCGCCTCAACTCATCAGCTCAGGGCAGCGCCGACGGCGGTGACCCAAGCCGAGCCGGTGCAAATGACCACGCAATATTCATTGTTGCCAGCGCCGTTATCGGATACGATATACACAGTTCCGGCGGTCGTGGAGGCGGCAGCGGGCAGGTTGGCGGTGGTCACCACGGGGATTTGGAAACCGGCCAGCGATTTGACGGGGCCGGAGAAAGTAGTACGTGCCATGATTTGATTCCTTACATGCTAGTCATGTGAACGGCTGTCTGCATGTCGTCAGCTCGGGGTCTTGAGCTGTCAACCGTTCTAAAGAGATCCCCCAGAAAAGACCTGCCGAAGCAGGTCTTTTGAAGTGGCGCTCTAGCTCAGTGAATTATACACCGGCAGTGCCGAACAGACCGCGCGGGTCAGTCCAACCCAGAGCGTAACGCTCGGTGGCCTTGTAGCGCATGCTGTCGGTTTCGAAGTCGCCTTCCATGGACTTTTCCAAGCCACGACGCATCAGCAACTTCAGACCTTCGGGGGCATCCGTCTGGATGAACCAAGAAGTCGTAGAGGTGATACGTGACAGGTTGGCTTGGCCACCTTCCAGCAGACCCATGCTCTTGACCGGGTTGATGTCGTTGTCGGCAGAGCCGGAACGCAACACCGATTTGAGAAGCACTTCGGCCTGGAACACGTTGGAAGGGCCGGTGACGATCTTCTTGGGTGTCAGGCGGATACGCTTACCGTTGTTGTCAACGGCGTTGCGGATCTGGATCAGCACCTGTTCCAGCGAAGTCTGCGACAGAGCCGCAGCGGTAGCCAGTTGGTTGCTGAACGTGCCGTTCACGATCGGGTGGTCTGTAGCGATCAAAGACTTGCCGTCGCCGCCTGCGTACGAGCTGTTGAAAGCACGGTTCAGGATGTTGGCGGCCAGGGTCTCTTTCGTCTCAACCAACGACTGAGCCAGGTGCTTGGCGTAAGTCTGGCCCACGCGAACGTGGTCGCCGTCTTCCACCAACACTTTGGTCAGTGCGAAGGCCAAACCGTACACTTTGTACAGGTAGCGCTGCAGGAACAGCACGCCACCGGACTGGTACGTCACAGCCATACCGTCTGGCAGTTCAGGCGCAGCGCCGAAACCGTACAGAACGGGCTCTTCGTGGTAGTTACGGGGAATGCCTTTGCGCTCCTCGAAAACTTGCTTCCACTCATCAGCACGCTGATTGTAAACGCCATCGAACACTTCGTTCAGGATTGGCTCGACTACGGAACGGAAGTCCGTACTACGCATTGGGGTTGCCATGATTCAAACCATCCCTTTAGATTGAGTTGACGGCAGCTTTGTACTGGTGCTCGTTGATCCGCACAGTGGCGGTCACGTAGGCATCAGTCAGGCTGTCGCTGACGTTTTTAGCAAAACCGGTGATCTGGAACTGGCCAGAAGTCGCCTGAATCGCGGTCAGTTTGGTGTTAGACAAACCGGTGCTGGTGCTGCCGCCGGGGGAGGCAACGGTCCAATCGCACTCTTCGCCAACGGCGGTCTGAACCGTGTCAGTGCCGGGTGTGCCGGGGTTGGCATACTCAACGTCGAACAGGGTTTCAGGATCGTCGAAAACGTAAGCGACCACTTCAGTAGCCGTGGTGCCACCAACCCAGAATGGGGAGATGGTAGGCTTGCCGGTGGCGTCACGGTACTCAACACCGGCGAAAACGCCGAGCAGGGAGATGCCGTCAACAGTGCCGGAACGGGTGCCGTCGCTGGTGCCGAGTTGAACAGTACCGGCGTCTACCAACTTGACGGGGTCACCCGAGAAGATGTTGACGGCGTAGCCGGTGGCGATGGTGTAGGCTTTCGGACGAATCTGACCGGAGTTGTGGAAACTCGGACGAAAGCCAAAGGGTGCGCTAGTCGAAGACATGAGCTTGTTCCTTTGAGAAAATCAGGGTTGAAAAATGGGAAGCCTTTAAACCAGCTCGAAACGAGCTTGCCGCTTGTCACGCAAATCACCCATACCGTCGCCCTCATAGAGCTTTGACCCAGATGCGCGGGCTTGCTGTTCCATGAACTCGGCCGTGTCAGTGAGTTTTTCTTCCTCACGATTGGGAGCGTCATGGTGAGCTTCTTGCATGAACTTTTCATACAGGCTCATAGGCAGCTTGAATGCCAACATCTCGTTCACACCAATGAATCCGTTCCACTCGCCAGTCTTGACGGTAGCGTATTCCCAGCCTGGAACATCTTCAGGCTTGATGGGCTGGTAGCCCAAACGCAACCGAGTCTGAATAGAGTCTCGGGGGTTGGTGGTGGTCAGCCAGCACGTGTGCCAGCCGGGCAGTTTAGGTAAATCCGGCAATGCGGACTGGAAGAACTGCTGTCGAAACATTTCAACCCGCTCATCGTCGCTGATGACTCGGTCTTCAGTCACGGCTCGGTCAGCCATGGCCCGGTCTTGGCGGTTGTCTGCGGATTTCTTCAATCGTTCGTCAGTGCTCATACTCTTGCTCCTTCAGCAATTAAGGGGAATTATAGGGTTGAATTCAATGTGCGCGGTTCAGGCGCGATTCTGCTTGTCGTACTCAGCGTAACGCTTAACGTACTTCATCCTTAGTACGGGGTCGTCCCACACCCCAGCATCTACCAACGCCTGTTTACGCTCAGGGCTGATGTAGACTTCACGGCGCGTGGAAGTGGGCGCGTGTTCACGGCCAGAACCCACTGCGGGGCCACCGCGAGGCTCGCGCTTAGCCTTGTCAAACGCATCTGGCAGGCGACGCTTGACACGACTGCGCAGTTCGTCCCAGTAGTCGTCGCTCTTGGGGTCAAAACCCTCACGAGCCATGGCGTTGTCAATGGCGAGCACCACTGCAGACTTCTCGTCACGGCCTTGCGGGTCGTACCAAGGGTTGTCTTCCATGAAGTCCTTGGCGTGCTCAAGCACGTCAGGGTCAGCGCGAGGCTGCGCCGGGGCTTGCAACTGGGCGGAACGCTGGTTCTTGATAGCTTCCAGCTGGCGGGCGCGGTTGAGGGCTTCCTCACGGTAGCGCATGGCCGTGGAAACGTCATCACCGTTGCCTGCAGACACCGCCTTAGCGATGACTCGGTCAGCCATTTGGGCTTCTTTGACGGCTTCCCGCAGCGCGTTGTCCACTTGAGACAGGTCTTGCTGCTGAGCGCGGGCTTCTTGAGCAGCCAACCGGCGTTCAAGTTCATCGTTACGCTTTGCCAGGAAGTCCAGCTCGATTTTGTCACGAGCGATGGCTTTTTCGCGACGTTCTTTGCGCTCGAGCTTCTCAAGACGGCGGCGTTCGCGAATCGCTTCACGTTCTTTGTCGTCAGGATCATCGAGGTTGACGTCGTCTTCGTCTGAAGAGCGCATGCGCGAGTCTTCAGCTGGTTTTTCGTCTTTTTCGACGATGACCAGTTCTTCCTCTGATGAGGCGGAGGGTTTCAAGTCTTCTTCAGACTCTTTCAGCAGTTCAGCCATGATTTGTCATCTCCTTTTGTCAGATGAATGCTTTGATCGCCAGCGGGTCGCCGGTGACCTTACCTACAATGTCAAGATCGTTGAAGATCACGAACAGCGCTTCGCCTTCGTCACCTGGCAGGGCTACTGACCAACGATCGCCGCCGTACTTGGCCACGCGAACGAAGTCACCGGCTTGACACCAGTCACCCTCGGGCCATGAGGCCATGGTGTTGCGGTTCTTGAAGGCCAACGGCCCAACTGCGATCACCTTGCCGACCTGCGTATTCCAGGTCTCAGTCGACTTGGTGTCTGCGGTCAGGATGATGCCTGAAGCGGTTTTCTGTCTCGGGTTTCTGATCTGCACCAGAATGCGGCTACCGAAGGGCTGGAGTCCGGCATCTACTGCCGGGAAAGCCTCCGCCAACGCATTCTCAGAGGTCGGGATTGCCATTTTTGTCCTCATCAAGGAGTTTGAGTAATATCTCGACGGCCCGGTCTAGGCCGGCAAGGACGCCTACGCGGTGCCCATACTCGAAGGCATCGCGTTGGTTGGGGCGGCGCAAGGCTTGCAGGGCGAAGTCGTCCTGCTCTGCCTTGAGCGCGTGTAGTAGAGCCTGTTCAAGATGCACAGGCGTGGACCTCAGCAGGGGGTCTTTTTACCCTTGCCTACAGGGGAGCCGCCAGCTGCCATCTGCTTGCGCTGGGGCACGGGCAGGGCTGGTGTGGGAGGGGTTTGCTTGGTAGGTGCAGTGGCCATTTTGATGTTTCCTCAGGTCGGTGGATGAAAATTTTAGGGGTTCGGGTTGATACCCGTACCGGTGGTCAGCGCGATGCGCTCTCCGGTGGCAATCTCCGCCGCCGCAAGGCGCATGGCGGTGTCGTTGTCAGCGGTGTTCATAGACACTCGAGCCTGAGTTTCGTACTGTGTACGTTGGTCTTCAGAGCGCTGGCGCAGGGCTTCACGTTCAAGCTCGGCGGTGATCTCCTGCTGGCGCTGCATGAGCTTAGCCTGCTCGAGTTGCAGGCGCTGGGCGTTGTCAGACTGCTTGATCTGAGCCTGCATCTGCGTCTTAGCCTGATCAGCCTGAATACGCTTGTCAGCGATTTGGTTCTGCACCTGCGCGTTGAGCTGGGCGACCTGCATTGAGTTGTCAGGCGGCAGCTGAGGCTTAGGTGCGAACTGCTGAGCGGCTTTGTCCACTTCAGCCAGCATCTGACCGAACCCGCTGAGTTCCTGTTCTATGAACATCTGCACCCGCGCAATCACCTGAGCCTGCTCGTCCGCGTTGTCGCTAATCAGGTCCTGATCTGTAGCCTTTTCAACACCCCGGTGAGACTCAGAAAGGTAGTAGTTCAGCAGGTGGTCTCGCAAGTGCAACGCCATCGGGTACAGGTACGTCTTGACGATAGCCGGGTTCTGTCCGAACAACGGAGACTTGAGGAACGCGACGTGCACCTTCAGGTGAGCGAGGTGATCCTGCTTAGGCAGCACGTAGATAGGGCGGCTCATGGCTGCGGCGACGTTCTCGCTCACCGGGTCGATGTCATCTTCACCCACTGAAGGCTGCAAGATGTCATCGTCGAGCTTCAGCGCGCGGAGGAACATCTCCTCAATCTTGCGCTGGTCGTACAGCTGAGGCACAACAGCAGAACGCTGCATGACCGCCTGAGCCTGCGCAAAGCGCTGGGTCTCGCTGAAGATGTTCGGGTCGCTGACAGGAATGACGTCCAGCGAGCCATCAAAGTCTGAAGGCTGAATCTCAAGATCACCAGCCTGCGCTTTGATGATGTCATCAGTCAGGTAGGCCGAGTTCACCCGGTGTAGCACCTTGAGCACGCGCGACATTGAGGCGTGCAGGCGCGAGTGAATACTGCTGAACACCACCATACCTTGCTCAATCAGAGCGAGGGTCGTGCCCACAGGCTGGTTGGGGTTCTGGTCTGACAGCTTCTCAAACGAAGTCTGCACCACACCCTTGCCGGCATCTACTAGGAAGCCCAGCAGCTGGAACAGCACGGCTGAAGGCGGGTTGAATGGCACAGGCATGGCGAGCTTGCGCACGTCATCCACCATCGCGCCGCCCTCAATCTCAACCACCTCTGTGGGCTGCAGGCTGATGGATTGACCGTTAGGGCCACCCTTCAGCTTGAGCATAGTCGGGATGTTCTGAATGTGGGCCGAGTCCAGCAGGGCTCTCAACGCCCCCGTGGCAGCACCACTCAGACCACCAATCATGTGCGTCAGGCCGATCGGGTACGCGCCACGCCAAGGTATGAACGGGAACTCAACAATCCACTCAAGCTCAGAGCGAGACGCATCGTCCTCGTCCCAGTTGCGGTACAGCGCCAGGGCTTGCTCAGAGCTCTTGTCAATCACGATGACATAAGGCTCCACGCCGTCACCGAAGTCCAAGTGCGTGTACACCTCAAACACGGTGCGCAGGCCATCTTCGTTGTACGAAGTCGTCTCACGCCCTTCAATCTTGTCGTTGGCTTTTGAGGCCAGCGAGAACTCAGGGTCTTCCGCAGTAGGCAGGTCCACATCAAGGTACATACCAACCTTGACCCGGCGCGAGTACTCCTGCTTGGTGATGTACTGAACGTGGGTCTTGCGCTCGGCGGAATAAAAGTTGGTGGCCGCGAAGGGCAAGTAGATGTCGTCAATTGCAATGAACTCTACGGCGGGGCGCTCACGTTGCGCGTTCCACATCACCTTCATGTACTGCGCGCCACCCAGTGGGACTTGCGTGGTCAGCTGCTCAAGCTCGCTGCGGAACTCGCTGATCTGCTCAGTGAGCTGCCAGTTCATGAATTCAGCCTTGCGGTCGGCCTTCTCCATGAGCTTCTTGTCGCGCTTGCCAAGTGTCTTTGAGCGCACGGGGCCATTGGAGGGGAAGAGCTCCTTCATAGCGCGGGCGCTGAAGTCCACGCACGATTCAACAAGAAGAGGGTGCACGACGCGAGTAGCTCCGCTGAACTGGGCTCCGCCGGGGGCATCGTCTCCTAGGCCGGTACGGCGCAAGCCTTCCTCATAGAGCTTGTCGCGCTTGGCGCGGGCTTCCTTGTCGCGCTCGAGCTTCTCAAGCAGGTCGCTGACTGCGGTGCGCAACTCCGCGCGGTCGACTTCCTCAACGATGTTGGCGAAGTGCGCGGCCTTGTCACGGGCGTCGGTTTCATCGTCAAGGCGCACAACGGCTGAGCCGTCTTCGTTCTCTTCGACTTCGAAGTCTTCCTCCGGCAGCTCGATGATTTCGTCTTCGCGCTCGGTCAAGTCTTTTTCAGCAGCCATTGTGTTTCGCTTTCAGCCCATCATGTGAAGCGGGCAATTTTAGTTCAAGCCTCACCGCTGGGACCGTCGCTGGATCCGTTGCTTCATTCTGAGCCACCGCCGATACCATCCGAGCCTGAACCGGTTCCGAAACCCCTGTCCAGCAGGTTTTGACGACGCATGTAGTCTGCATACCACGTGTCAAAGTCGCTCTGCGTGGCGACCGGAGCAGCTGGAGCCAGTCCGGGAACAGTGGTCGGCGCGGGAGAGGGTGAAGGCGGGGGAACGTATGTGACTGACTGCACGGGCGGTGGGGCGGCGGGCACAGACTGGCGCAAATTGAGGTCTTTACCCATCATGCCACCATAGGCTGATATGTTACCGCGCAGGTACGTCGGATTGTAGTACGAAGCGAGCGAACCAGCTGGGGTGTTGTAGTAGTACGGCAGGTTGCCTGAACCCGCGCCTTGGGCTATAGGTGAAAGCGGTTGAGTGTAGTCAACGTACTGCGTCTGGGCACCAGCCTGAGCCGGTAACCGACCGGCAGCGTTGACCTCTTTGATGAAGTCGGTCGGGTTCCTGCCGGTGGCGCGGGCCACTTGCTCCGGAGTCAGCCCGTAAGAGGACATGAACCCTTTCAACATGTCAGTGTTCCAGCCCGGATTAGCCAAGAACCACGAATTGATCGTGTGGTCGGAGATGGCATCGCTGGCAGGGATTGACGACGGGGTCGACACAGACTGGGCCACGGGTACGGGTTGTACTGGAGATTTACCTCCGCCCGTACCGCCAATGGAAAAGCCGCCGCCGTCCACTTGTGTTGAAGTCGGACGATAGGCGGTGTCCCAGTAGTTCACATTTTGAGCAGCGATGTCCGCAGGAATGGATGCGCCGAAAACTGCTCCATACTGAGGCGTAGGAGCAGACAGCTCTTCAAGCGTCTTGTAGCGCGAATACCCAGGAGACAACCGCTGCTGCAAGTAGTCAACCATCACCCCGCCATCCACCCCGACCTGACCCGCCAAGTCCCCCGCCGTGACACCGCGTTGTTGCATGGCGTTCTGCAGCGCTGCGGGGTCACCCCCGTACTGAGACCAGAGTTCTGACAGCCCTGAAGCGCCAGATGTGTTCTGGTTAGCCGCATTGGCCTCTCGGGAGTTGAATTGACTCAGCTGGTTAGCTTCGTTTTGAAGCTGGCGGTCATACTCGCCCTGCGTCGGACCGCTAGGGGCTACTCGTGCGAATTCATTCTGTACTGCGTTCAACCCGCCGTGCGTGGTCCAGTACTCGTAGTCGGCGTCTGTGAGCGGTCTTCCGGGCAGCAAGTCTTGCAGTGCTGTTTTAACGTCTTCTGAGTAGGCCATGGTTGATTCCTTTTACGTGAATTATTGCCCGAAGCCAGCTTCAAGCGCTTGAACCAGTGCATCCACGCGGTTCGGGTCATAGTCGTGAGCGTTAACTGCGCCGCCTTGCGAGAATCCTTCAGGAAGCGGCGACTCGCCACGGTTCCATTTAAGCAGATTGGTCAGTTCATCTTGTGTAACATAGCGAGGAGGTTCCTTGCCGAGCTTGGAGAATGCAGCCGCCATATCGCTCTCGCGGTCTATGCCAATCAGACCGGTATTGCTCAAGTCACCCACGTCTGACCACTTGCCCGAGCGAACGAAATCCTGCACGTAGGGTAGGTACTCGGGGTTGGGGGCTTTGTTGCCTTTGCCTTTGATTTGCTTGATCATCGGCTCCGGTGCCGAGCCAAACAACTCTTTGTACACTGAGTTGCCGAGTTCTGTGGCCTCGGGACCTTGCCCTTTGGGATTGATCCCCGCCTCAGCCAACCTTGTCTTGAATTGAGCGTTGAACAACTTAGAGTCGTCCATGGACCTATTCTTCATATGGTCGTACCAATCACTCGGCGCAATCTCAATCGTCGTGTGCGGTTGACCCTTCTTGTCGCGCAGGGAGTAGATGCGGCTCTTACCTGACGCTACATCATCGCAATACCCGCCCACGCAGTGGCCCATCGTGTCGCCTTCGTACTTCAAGGCGTCAGCCAGTGACTTCTTGCGTTCCAAGTATTCGTACCCGGCAGGTCCTGTCGGCCTTTCACCGGCACTGAGCTCCACCCAGCGGTAACCCTCCGGGTATTCTTTGTGCAGCACCGTCGCAGCATTGTTGGCCAGCGCAGCATTCGCTTCGGCCTTCTGCGCGGCACGCCATTCGTTGATCTTTGAGACCCGCTCTACCG